ATACACCAATAAAATTATGAGGAGCTAAGTGAGCTTCCATTACAAACCTTTCAAACTGAATGTAAAGTATTTTATACCTGTATTGTGGATAGAATAAAAGACCAGGTAAAATACTATATAATGTCTGTCCGTGTCCTAAAATGTCCTAACTATTAATTATTCTTTGCCATGTATCTAACCCATGCTTCCCCTACAACATCCGCAAACTGTCTCCATTGCGGACGGTCATAGTGTATTTCACCAACGCCATTTCCAGCGTGACCCATCATCTTCTCTACATAGTCAGAATCTATACCCAACTCCCAACGCATGATAGTGCGCCAAGAATTACGCAGATTTCTAAATGGAATGTATTTAAGATTCTTTTCTTTGAGAAGCCTATTCCATACATAACGCACTACCTGCTGACTTACTGGCTTTCCATAGCCTTTATCCGTAAGCCAGTCTGTATCAATGGAGAGAATGTCTTTAGACCATGGCTCTGGAATGACTATAGGTCTCTTGCTTTGTGACGTCTTTAGCTTGTTTAGTACTTCTCCGTTGTTGTCTACTTGTGTATCAATGTCAATAATGGCAAGCGTCATGCCATCATATTCATAGGACATGATGTTTTCTTTTCTCACGCCTAATGACTCACCAACACGGCATGAGCCAATGCCACAGAGAATAGCTGGGATATAAGTAACAGAGCCACGCAGAGCTTCTAGAACTTCGCAAAGTTCACTAAGCGAGTAAACAGCCGTGTCACGCTTATCCGATTGCTTAGGCATCCTATACGTGACGTTTGCAGGGTTTGCTGGTAGCAGCTCAAGCATGACGCACTTATCGAGGATTTTACGCAGCAACATAAGCGATGTCTCAGCGATTCCCTGCGTCATAGTGAGCAACCATTCCTGGATTCCAAGAGGTTTAATTGCCGTGATTGGCAAACTCCCCCAAACAGGATCTATGTGCCTTGTCCATCTACTGACATAGTTCTTGTATGTGTTCTGAGAGAGTTCACCTGTCTTCAGTTGTTCTTGCAATTCTGGAAGGTACCACGCTTCAAAAGCTTGTCTGAGCGTTGGCACAGGCTTGTCTTGGCTGTGTTCTATGCGTCTTTGTGCTAATACTTCATCAGCCTGTTTGCGCGTGCCGTAGACGGTCTCAGAGTGTCTTGTAAACCCTCTGCCGTCTCCTGTGTCTGCCATATAACGGATTCTGCGTTTCCCAGGACCCATTGGCTGATTTGAACCCCATGAAGAGCGTTTACGTGGCATAATGTATATACCTTCCTAACGAGATGTGGAGGTTGCTCCCTGTATTGTCTTGGCGGACGCAGGGAGCTTTTTTGTTACTGCTTGCTAAGCTTTAGGAGTTCCGTCATCTTCTACGGTCTTTGCCTTGGCATTATCAAATACACAATATGCGCTGAATAAGCAAACTGAGAGAATGACAAGACTAAAAATCACGCCAAACCAGTCAAATGCAGCAAGATATTTAGGGATGTTCATCAAGCTTGATATTGCGAAAATTACCATAAATGCAGCAAATACAAGGCTGCCACATCCAGGATTAGTTGCGCTTGTTTGCTCATTCTCGATGTCCTGGACATGAATATTAAGCTCTACATTTTGTGACTTCTTAGAATGCTTAGAAGCTGTCTTTTTAGAAGCAGCTTTTGCTATGTCACTCACGCCAATAGTGATCCTTTTATACAGAAAGTTGTTGATGGCTCTCTTTGGATTCTTGATAAAGCCAACACCCTTCTTGCCATAAAAAGGATTTACTGCCTTTTTAAGAATCCTTGTTATTCTTCCTGTTGTGCGTGCCTTAATTGACTTATTAAGGCTGAATTTCCTAAATCCAAACTTCATGACTACTACCTCATCTCACTAGATGCTTGGTACCAGACAACAACGCCAACAACCTTGATAGACTGTTCGTTGCTAGTAAAAATAAGGTCTTCAAACTCCTCATAACTGTCAGCGGTGAGCATAAGAGAGTTGTTGCCTTTGTACCAACGTCTCATAATGGCTTGGTAATCTTCGGTTTCTACCACGACAATAGATCCATTAGAAGGTGTAATTGTTGGGTCTAAAAGAACATGAGAGCCTTCTGGGATAACGCGGTTCATACAATTACCTTCTACTTCTAACACCATTGCACTGGGGTGATTTTTAGCAATGTTAGAAGGCACATTTACAGTCTTCTCACACACTTCTTCATCTACAAGTACTCCAGCATGTACTCTGCCTAGAGATACAAGAGGTAGATATGATTCGCCATTAGAGATTGCTTTCATCGCTCCAGAAATAACTGGTGCGTCTTCACTAACAATGTCACTTACAGAAACATTAAATACAGATGCCATTCTCTCAATAGCACCCATTCTAGGCTGTGTCCAACCTGTCTCCCATTGAGTAACAGTTGACCTAGTAACATTGATTTTCTCAGCAAGTTCTCCCTGCGTTAAGCCCATATTTAGGCGTAGTTTCTTGATATTTTGTGCCAAAGACATGTCATTCTGCCTTTCACTATGTTTGATTTTCTTAATATTTTAGTAGTTTTTTGTTGACAAACAAGGTTTGTCTATTTAACATATGTTTTGCAAACAAACAGAGAGGAGGTCAAATGAAAACCCTAAAAGAATATCGCATCAAGAAAGGCGTTAAACAGAACGCAATCGCTAAAGCACTGGGTGTAACTCGTCAAACATATGCACGTTATGAGGAAAACCAAGAGGAAATGAGTCTCGCACAAGCAAAAGCTGTGTGCCATTTTTTGAACTGTGATATTAGCGATATTTTTTTAGCTCAAAAGGTTAGTTAAACAAACATATTCATTACTAACTACCAACGTACCTTGCAAACCGTATAGACGTAAATCGTTACAGGGAAAACAACAACACTTGCTCAGCTTCTTGAGTTGGTGAGTACCTGTTGAAATAAAGTGAATAGCTAATGGTTGCCAGATAACGTTGCATGGTCGTAGTGATAACCATGTAGGACCTTACAGTCCGCCACGCAAAGCGTGAAGAGCGGGCATAGACGCTTTATTCCTATGCGAGTAATTATTTAGGCACAAGTGTAAAAACAGCTACAAGCAAAGATGCTAGAGCAATAACGACAGAGGCGACTGAAACAATACGTGAGAACCACGTCTCTTTTCTTGCGTCTTCTACATATCCCCTAAATGCTTCATTTTGAGCATTCAAAACACGAGCTTGTTCTCTTAAGACAACCAGCAACTCGTTAATACGCAATTGCTCATCAAGTGGTGTTGGGTCAATTAGATCAGCAGCTTTAGCAATACTCCAGTCCTGTATTTCCCTGGTTTGTTGCAGCAACTCGCTAACGTCTGTCATATCCTCGAAAGGAGTATGAATTTTGGAAAAGTTAGAAGGCTTAACAGTTTCATTAACTACTTTTTGTAGAGGGCTTAAATCATCCATTAGAAAACATCCAATCCGTATGCTTTCTTGCCTAGTTTCCATTCTGTCTCTTGCGTGCTCAGTTTACAGCATTTTTGCAAATTCACTGTTGATATGCATTTTTGCACTTACTTTTTCAGTGTGTGCTCTCGCTTTTGCGGGACTTATTTATTAACCAAATCTAAAAAGTTTGCCCTCACGCTGTCGCATAGCGCAAGGGCTCTGTTCTCCGCGGAGGTGAACATATGAAGAGTATACCGCTTCAATTCAAGAAGATTGCCGTTGGAGCTTACATCTGCTCAGCAATGACAGGCATCTTATTTGCTCTTATTTATGCCACGTTCTCAGTCTGTGGCGTTTTCGGACTTCTCCCCTATGTAGCAATCTCCATTCCTGTTTGGAGGTGGATTGATGACATCAACGAAGCAGAAAGAGATTACCGCAGACGTGAGCGTTCTCGCAAAGCTATTTGAGAAGTTCATGATTGCTTCTGCAGAAGCTCAAAGAGAGCTTGCAGAGAAGACAGGAACCGTCAACGGTTCTCGCTCACTTAATGCAGCAGTACTTGCAGGACTTCCACCACAGCTTGCTTACACGATTGCTCAAACCTCTAAATACTCTGGTATTCCAGGCTCAATGCTAAGAGCCGAGCACAAAGCAGGGGCACTCAAGTTTATTAAACCAGCTGGTCAAGAGCGTGGCTACATGATTACCTGCGAGGAAATGGATAGATGGCTTACTGATTCGGTCAGTTAAGAAAGGATTGATTATGAACAAAGAAGAACGTGAGTTGCTAGTTGAGAGGGTTGCATTTCTAACAGCACTTCAGAAGAAGGTTAAGGAGCACCTTGACGCACACGCAGCAGACAATCTGCGCACACAGCTTGATGACGAGCTGAGAAACCTCTACGTGCAAATGGGAGTCTCCAAGCTTGACCTTAAGGTCAATGGCAAGAAGGTTGGCACCGTATCTGCAAGACTCTCAAAGCCAAAGGTTGAGGTTGTACCACAGGTTAAGAGTGTTGCTGAGTTTGTTGACTGGATCATGACGAGCGATTCTGGAATTGACACACTCACACGCCTAGTCACGCTCTACCCGGACAAGGTACTTGAGTGCGCAACTCAAGACGGAGAGCTTCCCGGTGGTTGCGAGATGGTAAGGCGTGAGAGTGCTGAGTCTTGGCTTGGTACCACGCTCAGAGTTGACGCTGACAAGGTAGCAGATGCATACCAAGGACAGCTTCCACAGCGTATCTACGGACTTCTTGGAGATGGTAAGTAATGCGAGGATATAAAGCGTTCTTGTCAGACATGACGACTAGGCACGGCGATAACACTGTGTACGAGGTCGGCAAGACCTACACAGTCGAGGGCGAAGTTAAGATATGCGAGAACGGTTATCATTTCTGCAAAAAATGCGTTGACGTTTACGATTATTACAGTAAGCCTTGTCGCATCTGCGAAGTAAACGTTACCGGCGCAGTACAGACGCAAGGAAATAAGAGTGTCGGTCGCAAGCTTAAAATTTTGCGCGAATTAACTGCCGATGAAATAAGTAGTCTCTGCAACTCCGGCAACCGTAACTCCGGCGACTGTAACTCCGGCAACTGCAACTCCGGCAACCGTAACTCCGGCGACTGTAACTCCGGCGACTGTAACTCCGGCAACTGGAACTCCGGCAACCGTAACTCCGGCGACTGTAACTCCGGCAACTGGAACTCCGGCGACTGGAACTCCGGCAACCGTAACTCCGGCTACTGTAATACAACCGAGCCTACAATTCGCCTCTTTGACCATCAAACCGACATCACTTTTAGCGATTTCCGCAACTCAAGAGCTTATGGCTTGCTTTACAGTATGCCGTCAGACTGTCTTACCTGGAAATATAGCGAGTATATGACAGATGACGAAAAGACGGCACATCCAGAGCATGAGACTACCGGCGGGTTCTTGTATCTCGAGAAAGTAGACCGTCAAGCATGGTGGGAGAGCCTAAGCGACGAGAGCAAGGCAACGATTATATCGATGCCGTATTTTGATGCGGATAAGTTTTACAAATGCACAAATATTAGAGTGGAGAAATAATGCTAACTAAACAAGAGCGCGAAGAGATCGCTGAGAGGTTCAGAAATTACGATAAAGCAGAATATGTAACGCTTTACTCAGGTATGTATGATGGACTTCTTGGCGAACATGTTCCTAAAGAAACCACGGTCAAAAAAGACCGTATGGAGCTTGCAAGCCGTATTCTTGAACTTTGCGACACGTCGAACATGCTAGAGTTGCCAGTCGATAAAGACGGCGAGGTTATCTGCCCAGGAGACACGGTATACGTCGATGATGATATGAAGTATAAAGTCGCTGGGTACATGATGCGCGGTAATAGCATAGAGGTTATTTTGACTACTGGTACAGAATCCGTGTATACAAAAGAATCTGCGGATGACATCACACACAAGAAGCCAGGAACAACCGCGGCACTTAGTGAACAGATTAGAAACGTTATCGATAAAGGTCAGATGACGGCTTGGGCAATGGCTGAACTTTTTAACATTGTTGACCAGCTCGAGAGCCTAAGTGATAAAGATGAGTAGCGTTACACCTAGAGAACGCCACGCGGTGGCAAAGAGTCTTCGGTACCTCGCTGATTTACCTGGTGAACCATTGGAGAACGATGGGCAATTCATAGAAGTATTGAAGTATTGGATTTTCGCAGACTTTAAGCGTTACAGTTACGATGAAACGCTCACTCGTCTAGCCGACTTAATCGACCCTATGTACGAGCCAGAGCCAGAGTGGACTGCATGGTTCGAGTCGTTAAAGAACGGGGATGTTGTTGACCGCTTTGCCTATGACCTCATTGAACATGGTGGCGACATGGGACCGAATGGCAATACATATAACGGCGTTGATGAAGGTCTGGTATTGACTGAAGAGCTTTTTGCCAAATTCGAGACTGACTTCAAGGCTGAAATCGAAGCAAACGCTTACGATGAAGAACCGCCTTTTAGGTATTGCCCACATTGTGGCGCTAGGGTGGTGAAAGAATGAGCAAACAGAAGCAAAAAGGCACAGCGTTTGAGCGTCAAGTGGCTGAATACCTTAGCTCACGCTTAGGAGCGGGCATTGAGCGCAGAACCACGGCAGGTATACACGACAGAGGAGACATCGCAGGAGTGTTCTTTCGTGGTCTCCCAGTCGTTGTTGAGTGCAAGAATTGTACACGTATGGAGCTGCCAAAGTGGCTCAAGGAAGCCGATGTTGAGCGAGGAAACGCAGACGCTGAATTTGGCTTAGTAATCCACAAGCGCAAAGGCACAGGCGAGAAAACGTTTGGTGAGACATACGTCACGATGACGCTGGAGACGCTCGCAGCGTTCATTGCAGGAAGTCACGATTTACTGCAATAAATCAGTATTTATTTAATTCCCTATTTTCCAAAACCTAATAGAAAGGCTTTAACCATGAAGAAGGTTCTTCAATGGCTGGCTATCTGCGTCTTTGCGGTGCTGGTATTTGTGCCAGCATTTGCACAAGCGCAAACCGTGCCGGTTCAGCTTACAAGCTTCCAAGTAACTAACTTAGAGAAGCAACCAGTCAACTCAGTTGGCTTGCACTCCAAGTTCTACATGAACATTAACTGGGACGCAACGGGACAGGAGTTGCACAATGGCGATTCGTTCGACATCGAGCTTCCAACATTCCTGCGCTTCCCAGATTACGCAGCTTCGAGCTTCAACTTATACACGTCAGACGGAGAAGTCTGCGCTGTTGCTGAGATTAACCCACTTACTCAGACATGTCATGTCACCTTTACAAACTACGTTGAAGGTAAAGACAACATCAAGGGTTCTATCTGGCTTGCAACATGGATTGGAGAGGACAACGGACTAGATCATGAAGAGTTGCGAATCGTTCAGACCTCTACTGGTCAAGTTGCAAGCTTCACAGTCCACACAGAGCGTCCTAACGTCCTCACAGGTGAGGTCATTGCTAAGTGGGGTGTTGCAGACACAGACGCAGACACCATTGAATGGAAGGTGCGTCTGAACGTCAACCAGATGAACCTTACGAATGTCATCCTGGAAGACTCAATCGAAGCTGGCTCTTACGTTCCTGGTTCATTCAAACTCTATCGCGTTCACATGGATGAGTACGGCGCAATCGATGACTCTTATGGCTGGAATCCAGTACAGATTGACGAGCCAGCCATCAATGGCTCTACTTTCACACTCAACCTGCACAATGCAATGGTAAACGGTGAGCAGTACTTCCTCATCTATCGCACAACCAAGAACCCACGTATTAAGAACTCCATCACGCTCTACTCAGCTGAGAAGCAGGCTTCGAGTGTCTGGACTTACGTTGCAGCTGATTCTGGCGGTAATGGAAACGGTGACAATCGACCAACAGAGCCAGAGACCCCACCTACTCCAGAGCCAACTCCAGAGCCTAATCCAGGTCCACAGCCACAGCCTACTCCACAAGATAACGAGCCAGAGCCAACGCCAGAGCCAGCAAAGCCAGCTAAACCTACCAAGAAGGCAAAGAAGGCTAAGAAAGCAGCTCTGCCAGCAACGGGCGATGACGCGGTTATTGCGGTTGCAGCTGGAGTTGGAACGGTTGCACTCACATTTATCCTCACAAGCAGGTTTGTCAGGAAGGAGAACTAATGGCAACAGAAGCAGAAGACAGAGAGCGTCTTGAGAAGATGACGATGAAGCAGCTTAGGGAAGTTGCAAAAAATGAAGGCGTCTGCCTTGGATATTACTGTTCAAGGAAGGCTGACGCAGTTATCGCAATCATTGAATGGAAACGCTTTAAGGGCGACTACATGGAGCGTTACTAATGATTTGCCCAAGATGTCTCAATGAAGGCTGGGGTAGCACTGCCTTTGACCTAGAACACGATGAGCATGGCTGGCGTCTTAGGTGTCCTTACTGCAACCATACTTCCCGCTACTACCCAAAGCGTGAGCTCGCAAACATTGGCTTTATGTTAGATGAAGCAGCTGAGCAAGATGAAGCAGCTAGAGCCGACTAAGTACGTTGAGCCCAACGCAGAAGATGTACGACTCATAAGAATATGGTGCATCGACTTCGACTCGGTCTGCTTTGGTCTCTACACGTACACACCAGCTCAATTCCATGCGGTCCACTCGACCGCATGGGACTTCTATCAAAGGAAGCCAACCATGAAGCACACAACGGCTCCTGGCACAGAATACGTTGAGTTTTACCACGAATATGTCTGCGTCTATGAGTCACGCATGCCAGCGTTTATGGAGTGTGTCAGAGCTAACGGACTACATGGCAAATACCACGAAGCAGGACACCCGGAGAAAGAATACAAGTTTTAGAAAGGAGAGATCATGGGAGTATCAGTACTCGTGCTCGGACACTCTGGCACAGGCAAGTCAACGAGTCTCAGAAACTTTAAGCCTGGCGAGATTGGCATTTTTAACGTGGCAGGAAAGCCACTTCCCTTCCGGGGAAAGATGAACAAGGTAGACCATCCAACCTATGCTCAAATGAAGAAATCACTTAAAGCTAACAAGCTCAAAGCGTATGTAGTCGATGATGCGAACTACCTCATGGCGTTCCAAAGCTTTGCCAAGGCGAATGAGAAGGGCTATGACAAGTTCACATCAATGGCAGTTGACTTTGAGCAATTATTGGAAGCTGCTAACAACACAAACGATGACACAATCGTTTACTTCTTTATGCATCCTGACTATGACGATGCAGGAAGGCTCAAGCCAAAAACCATTGGCAAGATGTTAGACAACCAGCTTTGCATTGAGGGAATGTTTCCAATCGTTCTCATCACTGAGCGTGATGACACGGGCTATCACTTCATCACGCAGACAGACGGCTCAACGCCCGCTAAGTCACCCATGGGAATGTTTGATGAGCTCGTAATTGACAACAACCTCAAAGAGGTTGACAGCACTATTCGTTCTTACTGGGATATGAAGCCAATCGCTTAATTCCCTATTTATTTAATTCACTATTTTTAAGGAGAAACAAAATGAAGGCATTCGGTAATTTTGACAAGGTAGTAGCTTCTAACGGTGGCGGTTCTTCCATGCTTGAGCCGGGCGGATACGTTGCAAAGATTGTACGTGTTAAGGACCACACAGACGAGAAGAAGCCTTACCTTGAGTTCGTCTATGACATCTGGAACGGCGAGACAAAGTCATTTCTCTTTGCACAGGATCTTGCCGATACCACAAACGACTGGAAGCACTCATTCCGTATTTACTTCACAGGCACCACTGACTTTGGTAAGCAACGTTACAAGGCTCTCACAGAAGCAGTTGAGAACACTGCCCAGGGCAAGGGCACAAAGGCATTTGTCTATGAAGACAAAGACAACGCAGAGCAGACGCTCGTTGGCAAGCTCTTGGGCGTTGTCATCCGTCACCGCTCATACGTCAACAGCGAGGGCAAGGTCAAGACAGCTGTTGATGTCAACGCATTCATCCCAGGCAAAGATGCAGCAGAAGGCAACTTTGACCAGAAATACGCAGAGCCATACGAAACTGATGAAGTCAAAGATGCACGTGACAATGCTGCCAACGCAGTCATTGACGCTCCTGCGCCTGCCATTGAGCTTGCAGACGAGGATTTGCCATTCTAATGGATAGCAAAGAGTGCTCTTGCTGCCATAGAGTACTACCCCTTTCAGAATTTAATAAAAACAAAAACAGCAATGACGGCTTACAAGATAAATGCCGTCATTGCTTTTCTGAATACAACAAAAAGAGGTATGCAGCAAGACGAGAAAAGTTCAAGTCAGATGTCAAAAAGCATCGTGAAGAGAACCCAATAGCTCTTTTTAATACGCGATTAAAAACCTGCTCAAAAAATCCTTCTCGCATGAGAGCGTGCAGAGTTATTGAAGCAGCTTTGAACGCAGGAATCATTGAGAGACCTCACAGATGCTTTGGGTGTGGGTGTAGTGATCAAGAACATCGTATAGAAGCACATCACCATGATTATTCAAAACCACTTGATGTTATTTGGCTCTGCACTCCATGCCACAGGCGAATGGACGCTAGAAGGCGTATCCAAGAGGGGAAGACGCCTTATGGAGTTAAGAAGTAAGAGCAGCCATGAAGTAAGAGAGGAGGTGGCACGTGGCTGACTACACAGACGGACTCGGATGGGCGAAGCTGGACACAACAGCTGCGTGCCATCTCGGACGCATCATTGAGAACTTCAGCGACAAGACAAGAGGAGCAAGGGCAACCATGCTCCTCTTCTGTTACTCACAAATCAGAGACATTGGAGACATTCCATCTTTTAGGCTTGGAGTTCGCACAATCGCTAAAGCTTGTGATTGTTCAGTACCAGCAGCGCAGCGATTCATTCAATACTGTGAAGAACGTGAACTGATCGTGTCAGTAGGTACTACTCCAGATGGCAAAACGCCATTGAGAACATTTTGGTGGTTCGTTGATAGGTGTATCGAAAAACCGATACAGGGTGTATCAAAAACCCATAGGAAACCGATACAGGGGTGTATCAAAAATCAAGCAAAAACCGATACACATCAGAATACAGATAGTAAGAGAGATTCCTTAAAGAATCTCTCTCTTACTTGTTACGTATACGGGGAAGAAAAGTTTTCAGTCATGGCGGTCTACGCCTTCGCTAAACGCTCGGCGACCGCCATGCAGAAGGATTGCACGCTCGATTATATCTATGAGACTGACCCTGACTTTGACTTGATGATGCAAGCGGTTATTGATGACCTCACACCAGAAGAGCGTATTGCAAGCTACTGGGAAAACAATGAGGGCAAAGGTGAGCGCAAATGACGTTTGAATATTTGCGCAACTTAAACCGCCCAAAGTATGGCTGGGATGTTGAGTGTTATCTTGCAGCCAAAGAGCCACTCAAGACGCACACTATCGCTGATGATGCATTATCTGGTGGACTTATGCCAGGCTTAACCATTCTTGGCGGTGTTGCTTCCGCTGGTAAATCTTCGCTTGCAGTACACATCGCAACGGAAGTGGCACAAGACGGCAAGCGCGTAATCTACTTTACGCTTGATGACACGTGGGGCAATATCACGGCACGTTCTATGAGTTGCTGGTCAGTGAAAAATCAAGGGCTAAAGCGTCAAGGGCTCACGGTTGTTCCCTTTGAGTGGTCAACGGTCATTAAAGGTCCAGGCACAGAGTTACAGCTGCCAGAAGGTTTGCAGAACCTCTCAGCGTATGCATTCAATGCTAGACACTCAAACGCTGTACTTGCAGACGCTGCAATCTATGAGGATATGGTTGCAGCGAATCTTGCAATCATTGACAACGTAGCAACCACCACAGGAATTGAAGAGATCGTGCGCACTGTCATTGCAGACGGAGATAAGCCAGACCTCGTCATCATTGACTACATTCAGCAGTATCAGACGGGCACTCCAGATATCGACAAGCAAGAGTACACACGAGTCTCTCAAGTTGCTACCAACCTTCAAATGCTTGCCTTTGATACGCAAATACCTTTCCTTGTGCTCTCAAGCCTTAAGAAGCTCGATGCAAAAGATGAGCCATCGCTCGATTGGTTCCGTGGCTCTGGAGTTGTAGGTTATGCGTCCTGGGCAGCGTTGATACTCACTAAAGGTGAGATTGATACTCCTCAATTCAAAGAGGTTGCACTGCACACAGTAAAAAACAAAGCAGGTAGAACTGGCATTTTAGTGCCCGCCAAATTAAAAGGCGCATATTCAACATTTATTCAGAATGGAGGTGTTTCTATTGCCTAAACAGGTCAAATATCTTCTATGCCCATTCACAGGCTCTGAGTGCGCTTCTACGTGTGCCTTGGCTGGAGTTATTGACGATATGAGAGTTTGCGCCTTAGCGTGTCTCTCAGATAGCGATAAAGCGATATTTAAGCGAAACGCACACGCACCAAACGTATCGGAGCGAGAACTGGAAAAGATGGCATTGAGAGAGCGAGCAGAAATGACTCGCTCTCTTTATGAGAAAGGAAAGCTTACATGAACGGGTTCAGACGCAGTTATGAAGAACTAGATCACTCCCCCTTCACAGCTAAGGAGATTGCAATCATTGAGCGAGAAGTTCCTAAGCATGGACCAACTTGGTCAGGCTTTAAGAGACTCATGCCTAATCGCTCAATCACTGACATCAAAGTGTTTGCGAGAAGCAGAGGACTCAAGAGCAAAACATGTCTTACACGTTCTCACAGAATTTGGAGTGAGAAAGAAGACGCACTCATTGTTGCAATTCTAGAGACGCTCTCCAAGAAGCTCCAACGTGAGCCACAGATGGTTTGCAACCATGCGTACAGACTCTTTACACAGAGGGAGAAGCTCAATGAGCAAGCGCAAGAAACAAGATGAAATAAATGTTTCATCTCTTTCATCATCTAAGAAAAGAGGGAGACGAACATATCAGTCTTGGACTTGGTCAGAGCTTGAGACGCTCTGGCGCAATCCTTCCATGACTGCCAAGGAACTCCACGAGCTCATTCCAACGCATTCCGTGCAAGCAATCATCATGGTGCGTCACCGCTACGGAAGATATCGCACAGAGGGAATTGTGCCTTTATGTCAGAAGTGCGGACAGCATCCTGTGTGGGTTGATGCAGAGGATGCTAAGCGTTGGGGGCTTTGCAAGGAGTGTGCGCTTGATGAGCGTGAGTACTTGAGAAAGCACATGCAAGAGCTTGAGCGTAAGCAGAATTTGGAGCGTCAGCTTGCCTTTAAGATGAAGAGGAAGAAGGAGCGAAAAGCAAAGGTCAGACGCATTGAAGACGCAACCACTCACAAACGCAAACCATGAGAAGTATGTGCTCGCTAGAGTTGCTGGCAAGAGCCAGCGACAGGCAATGCTGGAAGCTTACCCTCACCGCTCAAAGTGGAAAGAAGCAAGTGTTGATATTGCTGCTTGCAAGCTTGAGAACGATACAAAGGTTAAACAAAGGCTTCAAGACCTCCAAGAACGCGCTTCAAAGAAAGTAACTATTACCCGTGTTCAAGTCTTAAACGGCATGGGTAAGACGTTTGCAATGGCGCAGGAGTCTATTGCAGACTCAGGCGTGAATCAGACTGCAGTCACTGCTATCTCAAGTATTGGCAGGACGCTACTTGACGCAATTCCAGAAGATGTGGAAGAAGAAGAGAAGCCATTCGTGGCAGACTTCGCCCTTCTCTTAGCACCACCATTTCTCTCCTTGCACCGTGCAATCGCGCAGGACGCAGGAGGTGAATGGTGGCTAAGGGGAGGGCGTTTTTCTTTGAAGAGCTCTACGGTCTCGCTAGAGATCATGCAAGGACTCATGGAGCATAAGGACCGCTCGGCTTTCATCATGCCTAAGATTGGCAAGGATATTGGTGACGGTGTCTTTGAGCAAATGCTCTGGGCGATTGACAAGCTCAACATTCGCGATGAATGGAGAGCGTCTAAGAGCCCGTACAAGCTTACACGCCCTGCAACTGGTCAAGTCATTACCTTCAGAGGTGGTGACCATACGCAGAAGACTAAGGCTATCAAGGCACCAAATGGAACGTACTACGCCTATCAGTGGTTTTCAGAGGTAGACCAGTTCAATGGCTGGGGCGAGCTGAGAACGGTTATGCAGTCTGTTACTCGTGACGCCCCGGAAGGCTCTGTGTACTTCCGCTTCTTTGACCATAACCCACCACGCTCTCGTGATGCTTGGGTAAATGAGCATGTCTCTACCATGCTCTCGACTCACCCGGAGCGCGTCATTGAGTCAAGCTACCTCGATGTACCACATGAGTGGATACCGGAGCAGGTACGCAAGGACGCTGAAGCACTCAAAGAGCTTGATGAGGAAGCATACCGCCATGAGTGGCTGGGAGAGCAAGTTGGCTTTGGCTCTGAGGTATTCACTCGTGTTGAGGTGAGAGACATCGCATACGATGAGCGCAAAGAGCTGGAGTACCACTACTATGGCGTTGACTGGGGCTTCTCACAGGATCCATTTGCTTGGGTGAAGATTGCCTACGACGCAAAGACTCGCACACTCTACGTCCTGGACGAATTTGTGAAGTGTGGACTCTCTAACCAAGACACCGCTGAGCTCGTAAGCGAGAAACTGGGTAACGCGCTCAAAGATGGTGAGGATGTTATTGAAGACGCTGAGCCCTACGCCACGGTGTGGTGCGATAGCGCAGAGCCTAAGAGTATTGCCGACTTCAAAGCTAATGGCATTAACGCTCGTGGTGCACTCAAGACAGGTGCGCACAACATCCACAACTCAATCAAGTGGCTGCAGTACCGCACAAAAATTGTGATTGATTCCAGCTGCACTACTGCAGCGCGTGAGTTCAGCAATTACTCATATGTGATGACAAAGGACAACCAGCTCACAGGGCAGTTGCCAGACGCTGATAACCATACTATCGACGCTGTGCGTTATGCGTGTATGACGCTTATCAATGACAGAAGCTTGACGTAAGAGAAGGGGTCTCACCTTGTCGAAGATTACTATCCAAAAGCCAGAATGGGCACTCAGATACCTAAAGAAGCGTGGCTTTACGCCGGACACGTCAATGGACAAGTTCCAGCAGCTGTGGTGGGGCTGGTTTACGCATGATAATGAGTACTACAAGCAGCCTTACATCATCAACAATGGCGCTGACTCATATGACAGGCTCTCAATTAGTCCAGCTTCTATGGTTGCAAGCGAGATTCCAAGCCTGATCATGAACGAGGGCACAATACTTTCAAGCTCTGAAGATGCAGTAAATGACTGGCTAGAGCGCACTATTCCTAACTTTGTTGATGAGCAAGCAGAGTTCATCAGCACCGTCTTTGCGCTTGGTGTTGGTGCGTGGGTGGCAAACTTCCATGGTTATGAAGGCAACGTCTCAACCAGCATTGACTCTATGAAGGCATGGCAGATTATCCCGCTTCTGGGTGATGGTTGCGCATTCATCTCCAAGGTAACTGTGAATTCCAAGCTTTATGACCAGTTGCAGCTTAGATACTTTAACCAAGAGACGCAGTCTCACGTAGTAGAGACGCTGCTCTTTAACTCACAGAATCGTATTACTCCTGTTGAGGTTGAAGGCATTACAGGCTTTGTCGATACCAAGCAACCACTGCCAACCTATGCATTGGTAAAACCAGCTAAGTACAACGCTCATGACGAGCTCACACCTCTTGGCGCATCAGTTATTGAAGACATCTGTGACTCTTGTAGACTGGTAGATGAAGCATTCAATCAGATGTACTGGCAGGTTAGAGTTTCACTACCAAAGATGATTGTTGATGAACAAGCTATTGTGCGTGATAAAGACGGCAAGGCTAAGTTTGTAAACACTATGGACCAAATTATGTTTGCGCCAATCTCTGCTGGTATTAGTGCAGAGTCGCCTATGACGGTCTACAACCCTGATACGCATATTGATGACATGGTTACCGCATTCAACAATGCTCTTGCTGTCCTGGGCTTTAGAACTGGCTTTGGTGCTGGATACTGGTCATTTACGCTTGGACAAGGACTCAAGACGGCAACAGAGGTTGTCAGCACCAATGCAACGCTTATTAGGACCATCAGAAAGCATGAGCACTCCATTGAGAACTCTGTACGAGATCTTGTCCAGGGCGCGTTTGCAGCTGAGTGCGCAATGAACGGCTACAAGGTAGACGAGCCTGTGCCGGTTGACATCTTGTGGGATGACTCGGTTATTTCAGATGACAAGGCAGACCGAGACATGATGAAGGATGACATCGCACGTGGTCTTTGCCCAAAGTGGAAGTATCTCGTCAAGTATCAAGGCATGAGTGAGGAAGACGCAAAAGCATTTACCAGTGAGACTGGCGGAGTAGCACTTGACGCAGACCTTGGTGAGTAATCGTGAAACCGACTGAAGAAATCGCTGTGCGTCTCGTAGGAGGCGCACAGTCTGCTTATGTACAGGAACTCTCATACTTCTTTCTCAACCTGCTTGATGAGGTAGTACGCACCAATGGCGCAGTCATCAGAGGTCGAGAGATTGCGGACTTTGAGCGTCTCTCTAGGCTCTCTCGCGAGGAAGCTCTCGCGATCTATTACAAGTACCGCCCCGCAATCGACAAACAGACGCGTGAGGTCCTAAAGACTGCGCTTAAGAAGACGGATGACGCACTTGTGGGGCAGTTTGTGCGAGCAATGGGCTCACGCCGTCACATGACTAACCTTGCAACTATCATTGCTGCTCAGACGGCGCAAGGCATGAATGAGGTCCTTGAGCGTCAAAACATCGCACTTGCCAAAGACCAAGCAGCACTCTGGTATGACGTGACCGCTGAAGCAATCGCCCGCCACCAAGCAGGAGAGCCAACACGAGCGGTTATGGAGCGCGGAGTTACAAGGCTTGCTAACTCAGGACTAGAGACCATTGACTACATCAGTGGCACTAAGACAACCATTGATGCAGCTCTAAGACGCCACATCGTCTCCCAGGCTAACCAAGCGAGAAACCGCCTTCTTATGCAGCGTATGGATGAGTGGGAGTGGGACTTGGTCTTTGTCGATGCCCACTTTGGAGCACGTCCAAGCCATGCAGAATGGCAAGGCAAAGTGTACTCAAGAAGTGGCAGGAGTACTGAGTACCCGTCTCTCGTTGACGCTACAGGCTATGGCACGGTGACAGGTCTCTGTGGTGCAAACTGCTACCACTACATGACACCTTACGTTCCTGGATACTCGCAACTCCCTGATATGGACTACTCAGAGCAAGAGCGCATCACGGGCATGACTAGTGACGAGTACTACGCAGCTACGCAGAAGCAGCGCAGATATGAGCGTCTCATTAGAGCTCAGAAAAGAGAGATTTCTTACCTTCAAGAGGTGAGAGCTGACGCGGTAAAGCAGCGCATTAGACTTGGCGAGCTGCAAGACAAGCTGCGCCAGTTCACGCATGACAATCATCTGCGCCGTGACTATGAGCGTGAGCGTGCTTGGGCAGTAAGCAAGCAGCCTAGGGCGTTAAGTGCATTGTCTGCGTCAAGTGGGCAAAGAAAAGAAAAGGGTAAAAAATACAAAGCCATTAAAAGAGCTGTTCAATCTAAAGACGCAATATTCTTTTCAACAAAAAGCTCATATGACAATCTTCTTAGAAACTCAACAAGGATAATTAGTCATCGCTTAAATGGAGAGCGTTATGTGATTGGAGCGCATGGAACACCGCACTCAATCCAAATTTATGAGATTAGTAATATTGATGCTGAAATGCTTGCAAAAATTATTAAAAACAGGAAGGACCATAACGGTGAGCCCATCCAACTCATGTGCTGTTCAACTGGCAATAATTATGATGGTACTTGTTTTGCCCAAGAATTGGCAAATCTAACTAAAGTTGATGTGTATGCGCCACCATCTGATATATATATTGAAACTACTGGTAGATATTATATTCTCTCAGAAAGTGGTACACTATACGGAGAAAATGCCTTAGTTAAATTTTCACCTAGAACGGAGGGCTAAATGGACGCTAAAGAAGTGAAAAAGATTTGCGATTTTCTCTCATCTTTACCAATAGGTGCAGTTACTTCCGCTTATCTTATTGACCCTCTCTCAAATGCAACAATACAGCAAGGTTTTGCTGCACATCATATTGGTGATAAGGTAGTAACCGACCAAGACATTTTGAACTATCGAGCTGGCATAAAGCAGATACCTGACTTTGCCCTTGAATATGCCAAGCAACATATGAAATAACTCTTAACCCCGCCACAAGCGGGGGTTTCTTTTAGCTGTTAACACTCACAGACAATTCTTTCAGCGCAGGAATAGGACCTGCGATTGACTGAAAGGATTTGGTCTATGCATCGTAATGGATCTCCTGCACCAGACGAGGTAACAGAGGAAAAGAAAGACTCTGACACCCAGGACTCTACGCAGGATAACCAGTCCCAAGACCAAGCAGCAGAAGAGGAAGCATCTTCCCAGGACTCTGCTACAAGCGAGGACACAAGTACAAACGTAAACACCCACAAGCTAGAGCGTGACTTGGCAAATCGTGAGAAGCGCATTAAAGAGCTGGAAGCAGAGCTCGCAGAGTCCAAGAAGTCTATGGCTTCTTCTGATGAGCGTATTTCTGCCATTGAGAAACAGCTCAAAGACTCACAGGAAGCTAAGGAGAAGGCAGAAGTAGAAGCAAAGCTTACTTCTGCTGGCTGCATTGACTTAGAGCTTGGTAGGGCTGCTCTGGCTGCTCTAGAGGGTGACGTTGCCAAACTTAAAGAAGCAAAGCCTTATCTCTTCCAGTCTGAGCCAAAGAGCGTAAACACTACCGGCAAGCCCGCTGGCAGCTCTTCTGGCATTGCTCGCAACATTAAGGAAGGACTTGGAAAATAATGATTAATCTCGCTACCCTTGCAACCAACTCTGGCGATAAGCTCACACAGGGCTTCATCAATGAGCTTGTCACTGACAACTATCTGCTCGGTGCACTCACTTTCGACAACTGCATGAACGCTTCTGGCACTTCTGACTTGGTCTACGGCTATAAGCGCGTTAAGACTCCATCTTCTGCTGCATTCCGTGCACTCGGTGCTGAGCCAGTCGCATCTGAGCCAACTGTTGAGAAGAAGACTACCACTCTTGGTATTCTTGGCTCTACGTTCCAGATGGATCGTGTTGCCAAGGCTGCTGCAGATGACCTCTATGAGATGTATCTGGAGCAGGCTAAGGACGCAGTCTCTCGCAAGTTCAACGCAAGCATCTTTGCTCCTACCAAGGACGCAAACGGCTTTGACGGTCTTGCAGCTGCTCTGAAGACCACCTCTACTGAGATGACCTCTAAGACCGATGTCAAGGTCACCACTAAGGAAGCTGCTCTTGCGTACCTTGAGGAGCTTGACACCATGCTCTCTAACCTCATGCGTACCCCTGACGTACTCATGATGAATGCAGCTCAGTACACCAAGCTGAACGCACTTCTGCGTGTTGTTGGTCTTGGCACTGAATCCAAAGAGACCGCTGGCAACGTTGTCAAGGCTTACAACGGCATTGCTATCCATGAGGTCCGTGACGGCTCTATCACCGATGGTTCTATCTACGCTGCTTGCCTTGGCATGGACGGCTTCCACGGTATCACCCTCCAGGGTGACAACGCATTCACCGTTGCACTTCCTGACTGGACCACTCCAGGTGCTGTCAAGAGCGTTGATGTTGAGTTCGTCTGTGGCGTTGCTCTGAAGGCAACTAAGGCTGCTGGTGTCTTGAAGCCTAAGGCTGTTTAATGGCAACACCAAGCCTTACATACGACTTCTACCGCAATACGTATAAAGGCTCTCTTGGCGAGGGTGAGCTAGACGCTCCCCTCGTCAAGGCTCAAGCACTGCTTGTCTCGATGACTGGTGAAGAGGTCCCTGAGAAGTACAGCGAGAAGTGGCTTCTTGCCCTCTGTGCACTATGCGACAGAGTAGCTGGCAAAGACACTCGTGGAATGGTTAAGAGTGAGAGCGTAGGTAGCGTGTCCTACACCTACACAGACGCTCAAGCAAGCGTCTCTGACCTCTCCTGCGTATATCCCTTCTTAGTTGGCACAGGTCTTCTTTGGAGGGGTATCCAATGATTGCCTGGGATACTGTCACCGTCTGGCACAAGCAGGATAAGGGGTTTACGCGATCTATCTATCAAGGCGTACACGTTGAAGAGAAGCTTGCTAATACCGCTTCAACCGTTGGACCACAAAACGCCAATGTACTTAAAGTGTGGTTCTTCAGAGACCCGGGTCTCAAGGCTGGTGACTTCGTTATTCGTGGCATTAGCTCTGACGAGAAGCCAGTATCAGAAGCGCGTATGGTGCGCTCTGTAAACCCTTATTCCACTCACCACGAGACACATCATGTGGAGGTAGAAGCCAGATGAGAATGCGTGTGGTTGACATTGATGTTGAGCGTTGCAAAGACAAGGTCTCAAACGCTGTAGAAGCTGCCCTTGGAATTGTTGCTGAAAACGTACTTGCTGACTGTAAGACTTATGTTCCTTATGACTCAGGAGCCCTGCAAGGCTCTGGCACTACCCGTCAATCTGGTAATGCTGCTTACGTTGAGTGGGGCGCAGGAGACGCAGCAGCTTATGCACGTGTTCAGTACTACTCAACGCACAACCACAACACGCTTCAGAATGCCTTGCACGCCCCTAATGCCTGTGACCACTGGTATGACCGCTGCGCAGGTGTAAGAGGTAATGCATGGCAGCAAATGTTCGCAAAAGTTCTTGGAGAGAAAGTTGGAGGAGCATGGTAGACATCGCTCAAAGCGTTACTGACTGGTTGAAAGACATTCTCACAGGTATTCCTGTTGAGTATGGTCAGTTCCCCAACGGTACTGGAGCTGCACAAGCAATGCTTAAGGCTGCTCCGGGTGAGCCTTGGGTGCTTCATTACTGTTCTGGTGGCGGTATTAAGCAATTCCCTTATGAGGTGTATCTGCAGACACGCCCACTAGACGAGCAGGAGCGCATTGACGGTCTTGCCATGCTGCGTAAAGTCCAAGCTGCCATTGAAGACGGTGGTGCACCAGAGGGCGTTGTTGTATATGCCCATGATGTCACCACACTGCCATCTCCCTTCAGTGTTGGTGAGGATGGAGTCGCAACCTACCAGCTTATCGCCCAAATCAAGTACAGGGTTTAACCCTTAAAGAAAGGAAGTACTATGCCAGAATCACCAGCTGTCGTACAGCCAACAGAGATACAGCGTACACCTGTCTCTATCTATGAGATTCAGCACTGGATTAAGTTCCCCGGACAGACTAGCTTCATCCGTGTCACCGAGACCACCAAGGCAGACCCAGAGCGTGAAGCTAAGTCCTATGAGCCAACTTACATTGACCGTAAGACCCAACCTAAGTACAACTTGGGCAAGACTGATACTTTCAGCTTCGAGGTCGATGCAATGGGTCCTGGTGGAATCCAGAAGATTCTTGCAAGCTATGAGGATGTTCTAGACGTACCTGTTGAGTATGTCCGCACTTGCGGTTATGACTTCAAGGCAGGTAAGGCTTGTGAGAAGACCGCGCTCGTTGCTAAGCATGCAAAGGCAACGCTGAATGTTTCGCCATTCTCTGGCTCTGATATTGCACCTATCAAGATTGCCTTTAAGGTCGCAATCACCGATGAGTACGAGTACGGCACCTTCAACTATGACACTGCAGCATTTACCAAAGCTGTATAGACATAGTCCCCATTCCTCTCCTCTCTGGGGAAGCACCTGGCATATGCTGGGTGCTTTTTTTGTTGGCGTTACCCGTGACACAAGATATCCACAAGGTAAACCCATAGAGAGGAACACTTATGGCACTGAAGAACTACAAGCTTGATGGCGCACCTACAGCAAAGGTGAAGATTGAGGGCAAGACCTATGACGTAGATCTAGGCAACATCACCTTTGTTGTAGAAGCCAACTCATGGGCAAAGCGTCTGTCATCTTTTACAGGACTCAGCAATGATGAGGTAATGGACAACCTCACTACCCTTGCAGAAGAAGCACACAATATCGTTGCTTTTGCCCTTGGTGAGGAAGCTGCAGAGGAGCTTATTGGCAAGGCGAATCGTCTCAACATCTACCGCTTGATGAAGATTATCTCGATTCTGACAGAGGTCTATTCAGCCAGCGACGCTGTGTCCAAGGTATCTGAACTGATTACCCAAGAGAACTCCAGCATGGATGAGTAACCAATGTTTCTAGACTCGGTTATCAAGGGTGCTCCCGTCACAGTTGATGTGGCGGGAGTATCTGTACCCATTAAGAGTGGTTTTAGGACCTCGCTCATCTATATGACGATGGATACAGATAACAGTGCTGTTGCTAATGCAAGGACACTAAACCTTTTCTACGCTCAAAAAGGCGTACTCCCAGACCAAGTGTCTAAGTATCCAGTAGAAGCTCTTCAGGCAGCGTCTGAGTGGGTAGCAGGGGCATTCGACACTATTACTTACGGTGAGCAATACAAGCGCACCCAGTACTACAGAAAGAAGAACTTTGACTGGCACTATGACGCTGGCATTGTGACTGCTGACTTCATGCGCATCTACTCAATAGACCTCACCAGCAAAGCCACACAGCTTCACTGGTATACCTTCATCAACTTATATCTGGCATTGCTTGCCACTCCAGACACGCTCACAGGACAAGCGGTGGCTGCAAGAAGCCCGCTTGAAGGAGACACCACAAAGGAAGAAGAGCGTGCTCATGCTAGGCGTGCGCAAGCTTGGGCGTTACCTCCAACAGAAGATGAATTACGGGAGATGGCACTCCGTAACTTCTAACTTCTAGGAGGTCAATTTGGCAGATGGAAAAGTAGTCATTGAAATTCTTGGTGACTCTTCCAAGTTCGCCAGCGAGGTTTCCAAGCTAACTGATACGACTTCTAAGGCAATCTCAAGCCTTGGCAGTGGCTTTTCTAAAGCAGGCACGGTGCTTACCGCTGCAATTACCGCTCCCCTTGCCATTGCAGGCGTTAAGGCTGCTAGGTGGGCAAGTCAGACCGCAGCAAACGCTGAGCAAGTAGACATTGCTTTTAACACCATGCTTGGTCCTGAGCGTGCCAAGAAGATGATTGCTGATCTAGTCGAGTTTGCTAAGACTACGCCATTTGAGATGGCAGGTCTCAACAAGGCAACTCAGCAGATGCTCGCTTATGGCTTTGCAGCTGATGATGTCATCCCCATGCTTACAGATGTTGGTAATGCAACTGCTGCACTGGGCGCAGGTCAGCAAAGCATTGACGCTATTACCCGCGCACTTGGTCAGATGCATGGCAAAGGCGTTGCAGCTTCGCAAGAGATGATGCAGCTTACTGAGGTTGGTATTCCTGCATGGGACTACCTCGCAAAGGCATTGCACACAGACGTTGCTGGCGCAATGGAGATGGTCACCAAGAAAGCAGTCAGCGCTGATGTAGCAATCGCTGCAATCAGAGCTGGTATGCAGGGTGACTTTGGCGGACTGATGATTAAGCAGTCCAGGACGCTTACTGGCGTGCTCTCAAACCTCGCTGACGCAGCAACCGCAACCATCATGAAGATGTATCAGACTGATGGCTACAAGAAGATGACAGATGCGCTCTCTAAGCTTGCAGACCCAATTCAGAAGCTTGTTGAGTCTCTTATGCCACTTTTTGAGCGTGGTATGGAAGCTCTCGCTGGCATGGCAACCAACGCAGCTAACGCAATCAATCAGATGTCAGCTTCTGACATTCAAACCATTGCAAAGTCTATTGGCATGCTTGCAGGTACAGGTCCTGCGCTTCTTGTCATTGGCAAGTCAATGGAGACAGCTGGCAAGATGCTCGGGGCGTTCTCTAAGGCTTCCGGCACTGTTGCAAATGGTCTATCTGTTATCAAGGGAATGGTCCCTGGCACACTCTCTACCGTTGCAGGTCTAAGCACAGGCTTTAAGTCCTTCTTTGGCGCAATCTCTGCAGCTGTCCAGGACAAGCTGGAGACGGCAATTCTTTACGCTTGGGAGTTTAGAGACAAGCTCGTAAAGGCTTTTAGCGGTCTTAATAACCCTATTAAGACAAAGCTGGTATCCATTGTTTCTGTTGCACAGACCACATTCAAGAGTATGGCAGCAACCGCAACACTGCACCTTACCTCTATTGCGAGAAACGCACAGGGCGTACTTGCAACTGTTGGCGGTAATGTGGCTCAGTTCATGAGCCCTGTCACTTCCGCTCTCTCTAAGGCTGGGAGTGCAATCTCTGCCTTTGCTGCTCCTATTGCTACCAAGCTTGGTGGCGTTGGTAGTGCCATTGCGGGCGTTTTAGGACCTGCACTCACAAGCTTAGGACCTAAGCTTCTAGGAGCAGTACAGCCGGCTATGGGCGTGGTTGCAAACCTTGCTTCTGGCTTTGGAAGCGCAACTGTGGTGCTTGGCGTGCTTTCAATCGCTGCAGCAGTAGCTGGCACAGCCTTTGTTGCTATGGGCGGAGATATTACTCAGGTAGCTTCAAACCTCGCAAGCAATATCGTGGGTATTGCTGATGCCATCCCTGGACTTGCTTCTCAAATTAGCTCAGTTCTTCCACAAGTGGCTTCTGGTCTTGCTTCTGCAGGTCCTACGCTGGCACACGCCTTTGAGGTCCTCTTTTCTCAGATGGGTGCAGCTTGGCAGCAGATTGCTCCAGGACTACTGGAAGCGGTCGGAGCTGCAGCCGGCGCAATCTGCGACATTCTCGTGGCTTCTGCGCCTTCCCTTATGGCTGGAGCAATGCAGGCGTTTACCTTCATCCTGCAAGCACTTACTGAGGTTGCAGGACAGCTTGCTGAAGCAGCTCCACAGATCCTGCAAGGTCTAGTAGACGGCTTTGTTGCTAATGCTCCGGCTCTCTTTGAAGCAGCACAGGGTCTATTTATGGGACTTGTTGACGGCGTTGTGGCAATCATCCCAGCACTGGCAGCAGCACTACCACAAATTATTGATGTATTCATCTCAGGACTTCCTGGCTTTGTTGGGACACTCCTTCAGGCTGCAGTGGACCTCTTTGTGGCAATCGTGAACGCTATCCCTGTCATTCTTCCAGGACTCATTGGTAACGTTGGCAACCTCATTGGCACCGTTGTCTCTAACCTTCCAACGTTTATTGGAATGCTCCTTGGTGCAGCAGTAACGCTTTTTACTGCCATTGTCTCAGCAGTCCCCCAGATTATTGGCAGCTTGCTTGGAGCGATTGGAAACCTACTCAATCAAGCCAAGAATGCCATCACAAGCTTTGACCTTGGCAGCGCAGGACGAGCGTTCATCCAAGGCTTTGTAAACGGCGTTTCTGGTCTTGCTGGTTGGGTAGTAGACCAAGTCTGTGGAGTCTTTAACGGCGTTGTTGGCGCAGTAAAAGCACTCCTTGGTATCCATTCACCTTCACGCGTCATGGCTGGTCTTGGTGGCTACACAGTAGACGGCTTTGTTGTTGGTATTGCGGGCGGTAAGCGAGACGTTTATAAGGCAGCGCAAGACCTCGCAGAAGCTGCTCAGAGTGGCGTAGATGGCTATGCGCTCAATGTTCCAATCAACAAGCAAATGGATATGACTGCGTCACTTGTGGCTAATGGCATCTATGCAGATACCAACCAAGCCATTGCAGATCTCTCAGCACAGATGGATGTCATGACTAAGCGCATTGAGGATGCATATGGCAAGCCCGTAAGAGTTGACGTGAACAATCGCGAGTTTGGTCGAATGGTAAGAGAGGTGAGCGCATAATGCGCACAGACATTAGATACACAACCTCTGACGGAAGTAAGTACATGGAGTTTGGAGGGGCTGACAAGTCCCTCCACTACATGGAACACGAACTCAGAGACTGGATGTGGTCGTACACATCCGGTAAGAACTCCAGCAGAATTACGTCATTCAGAAGGCGTGACCATAAGCCAAAAACAATCAAGTTTCCTGTTGGTATTGCTGCTGAAAGTGATGAAGAAGGCTTAGAGCTTCGCAACAAGATTATTGAGCTTGGTGAGAAGGACATCTTAAATCGCACCCCAGGAACGCTCACAGTAGGCTCTTGGGGCATTCGCTGCTACATCATCGGAGGTGCGCCAACCAATTACTGGCTCTCTGACAAGTTTGCAGAGTTCGTATTAACGCTTCTTGTTGAAGACCCTACGTGGTTCAAAGCAACTACGCTCTACTTTGAGCATGAGACAGCCGGTGCTGTTGCTGGCGTTAAGCCTGACTTCCCAAGGGACTTCCCCTTTGACCTTGTTCAGGGAAAGCCCGCTAAGTCATTCACTAATCCTTCTAAGAGTGCTTCTCCTTGGCTCTGGCGTGTCTATGGTCCTGCGACCAACCCATACATCAGAATTGGTGAGAACCTGCACAAGGTAAACACCACTATTGCAGCTGGTGCATATCTTGAGGTTGACTCTCAGAGCAAGACAGCTGTTGTAGTCCAGGACAACGGCACCCGTGAGAACGTTTATAAGTTCAGAGAGCGCGGAGCTCACGGCTCTGGCTCATACCTCTTTGAGCAAATCCAGCCCGGAACTGATGACATCACATGGGATAACACGTTCGACTTTGACCTCACACTCTATGAGACACGCTCTACACCTCCATACGAGAAAGAGCAACCACAGGGTGAGACTCGCACACCAAGGGCAGTATCTGCTCAGAGCGCACCTAGTGAGGTGAGCGCATAATGTCAGACATTAGCTACACAGACGCAACACATCTAGATATTGGCGTGCTCAAAGGAGCACGCCTTGACCTGGAATATGGAGACACAGGCAATGACTTTGAGCTCACGCTCGACATTGACTCTGAGCAGCGTCTTGATGATGGCGCATACGTCTATGTTGAAGGTACTGAATGGGGCGGTGTAGTTGACGCACGCGAGTCTAACTCAGGCAACAACACAATCACCTACATTGGTAGATCATGGCAAGGAATCATCAGAGATAAGGTCCTTGAGCCACCAAGTGGTGAAGACTATCTCAGTGTGCGTGGAGAAGCTCACGGGGTTCTAAAGCAGCTTGTTCAGCGTCTTGGACTTGCTAGCCAGTTCAAAGTATCAGAAGAGACTTCTGGCATTACCGTTAAATACACCTTTGATAGGTATTGTGACGCTTGGACGGGCATCAGAAAGATGCTTGCTGATTCTTCTTCACGTCTCAATATTGAATATGACTCTATTGAGCGGATGATTGTGCTCTCGGTGAAGCCTATTACAGACTGGACTGACGGAGCTGACGCAGAGCATTCTGACGTGACTATTAAGAGCGTTGTAAGACCTTACAACCATCTTATTTGCCTTGGCTCTGGTGAACTTAAAAACCGTATTGTCATGCACTTCTACGCAGACGTACGTGGCAATATCTCCACTACGCAGACGCTTTTTGGCATTGACGAGCGCACCACAACCTACAACTACACCAATGCAAGTCGTGAAGAGCTCGAGAAAGACGGTCCTAAGAAGCTCAAAGAGTACCAAGCAGCTGACTCAATTAACGTCACGCTTGATGATGATGAAGAGTTCGGAATTGGTGATATTGTCCCTGGCATAGATCCTGTAACCGGCTTACACGTCACTGCAACGGTTGGCACCAAAGTCATTATTGTCACAGATACCCAAGTGAGCATTAGCTATAAGGTCGGCGGTACTGCCAGCAACACTTCTTCATCTGGTACCGCTGAGCGTGGTTCTTCTACAGGCTCAGGCGCAGTATCAAGCTCATACACAGCCGGCACGGGTATCTCTATTGCTGGGCGCACTATCTCAGCAGAGGTATCAAGAGCAGACTTTAAGAGTCTCGAGAACAAGGTAAATGAAGCCCGCAAAGTTGCAACGGACTCAGCCAGTGAAATTGGCAGAGCCACACTGCAGGTTGACTCTAAGGTGGCAGAAGTCACAGCAACAACACCTCTCAAGGCTCAGCGCACAGGTGGCGCAGTCGCACTCTCTCATGAGCCTTCTAGCGTGACTGCTGGCACATACGGCTCTGAGAGCGATGTAAACGCTTCTTGGGGTGACACAGTCCAATTAGGCGCAACTGTGAATGTTGACGCTTTAGGACACGTCACAGACGCCCGTACGCACACTGTAAAGCTTCCCGCGAAGCCAACATATACAGCACAAGAAGTTGGCGCAGCTCCTGCAAGCCACACCCACCCATACGCTGGCGCATCTACTCCAGGTGGTGACGCTAACGCTGCTAAGAAGCTCTCACAGCCACGTACTATCAAGCTGGTTGGTTCTGTGAGTGGTACAGCTTCATTTGATGGATCTAGTGACGTGACTATCAACGTCCAGGGAGCAACTCAAGGCGGTGCAACCACACCATCTTTCCCTGTTGGTTCTGTCATTGAAACAACTTCATTTGTTAACCCCCAATCAAACTACGGAGGTAGATGGCAACAACTACCTTCTCTTGGCTGCTTTAAATGGGAAAGGACAGCTTAATGGCAAAAACAAGTGGCTTTGCACGCTTTCAATGCGACAGGTGCAAGAAAGAAGCCTTTCTACTTGAAAGTGACTTTGCAACATCGCAATGGAAGAGCATAAGCAGAGTATCAGCAGACGGCGTGCAGCAGAGTTATCTTCTCTGCCCTGACTGTGCTGCAAAGTATCGTGAGCTCGCACGTAAGCGTGATGAAGAGTTTGCACAATTTATGGTGAAGGAGGGTTAAATGGCTTTTGATGGCGTTATTTCATTCCAGGGCAAGGACCACATTACAGCACCTCAGATTGGCAGGTTAATTGCTGGTGTAGCTGGCTCTGTGCGTGGCATTCTGCAGACACAAAACCAAATCAAGGCTGCTATGCAGACTGCTAACAGAGTGCGCATTGACACAGGTGACGTGCTCTTTGACGCTCGCATGGTGACAAATGAGGAGCCTTTTGAACTTAATGTTGCCAACGGTCGTGCGGGTTATAAGCGCAATGACTTAGTTGTACTGAAGTATTCTAAGCAGGTTGGCGGTGTAGAGAAGTTTACCTGTGAGGTTATCCAGGGCACTCCAACAAATCAAGGTAATCCGGTAGACCCAACCTACGTTAAGGGTGACATTCTCTCCGGCTCTACCACAGCTTGTATGCCCCTTTACAGACTGCCAATCAATGGCATCACCGTTGGTGAGCCCGTATCTTTGCTGCCTACTATCAACGTTCTTGGAGACGACAAGAAGCAGTCTGACACTGACTTTGACGTAATCTACCTGCAACCACAAGGCAGTTACAACAACTTCTGGCACATCTACCGCACTGGTGATTCTGTGACCATTAAGGTTCGTGGCTGGCTCGCAAATAACACTGCTTATGACGCGGTTAGATGCCCCTTCACTCTTCCAGAAGGCTCAAGACCACCTCTAGTAGATCATGAAAAGTATGGCTCAGCCACAGACGGCAATGAGTCAATCGTCTATGACTCAGGTATTTGCCCTGGACACGCTGACGTTATTACTGCTATCTCAGTGAGACCTGACGGCAATATTTACCTTCAAGACCAAGGCGGAAAAGTCTCTAACGCATGGCGTTATGGATCCCTCACATTTACGGTAAGTCACTAGGAGGGAGTCATGAATATTACAGCTGAAATGGTTTCCTTCTTCGTCTCCATCGCAGGTGCGTTCCTGGGCGGTCTTGTTGCCTTCTCAAACTGGCAGCGTGCTAGTCGAGAAGACAAAGAGAAAGAAGACGCATGGAAGAACACCATCACTAACACCCTCACCCGCTTAGAGACACGCCAGCAAGTCATGAACGAGCAGCTTGGCAAGTATCAACAGTCTCTCTCTGACTTGACTGCAACACTGACCCAGCACACAGCTGAGCTTTCGGTGGTTGGTATCGTAGCGCGAAGGGCGGATGAGGTTTCAAAAAAAGCAGCAACCGACCTCGCAGAGGTCAAAACCGACGTGAGAAACCTAGACTCACGCATTACTAAGCTAGAGAAGTAAAGGAGCAACAAATGATTAACTGGAAAGTACGTCTTCACAATCCCGCATGGTGGATGGGTATGGCTGGTATCGTCATGAGTCCAATCCTTGCATATCTTGGACTGGCATACTCTGACCTCACCACTTGGGGCAGCTTGGCTGATGTGTTTGTTAAGTTCATCAGCAACCCTTATCTCATTGGTACTGTGGTTGTAGCGGTCCTTGGTGCTATCGGCGTCACGGTTGACCCAACCACTAAGGGACTAAGCGATTCTGTACGTGCAATGACCTACGTACAGCCTTCTGAGCGTCCTGCAAGCTACATGACAGGAAACGCTGAACCAATTAACACAAAGCCAGCAGAAGAGCCAAAGGAAGAGGTAAACAATGCTTAGGGGCATTGACGTTAGCGGTTATCAGGCATTGGGTGCGACATACTCGCACCCAAATGTCGAGACTGCATACAGTGGCTCTGACTTCGTGATTGCTAAGGCTACGCAGGGCACCCAGCCAATGAACCGCTACATGACTGCGCAGCTTCAGCGTGCGCTTGCTGACGGTAAGCTTATTGGTGTCTACCACTACGCTGAAGGTGGCTCACCTGTGGCAGAAGCTGACGCATTTGTTGCTTGCGTATCCAGCTACATTGGCAAGGCTCTCTTGTGCCTTGACTGGGAGAACGGTGACAATGACGCGTGGGGCTCAACGGTCTGGGCAAGGCAATTCGTTGACCGTGTATATGCAAAAACTGGCATTTACCCAGTTGTATACACGTACCCTGCTGGACGCTCGCAGGTAGCGTCTTGTGCTGATGTATCTCGTCTGTGGATTGCAGGATACCCGGACAATAGATTCTCGTGGGAATTGCCTGCCATGATCTACAACACTGGTGCATGGTCTGACTGGACCATCTGGCAGTATTCAAGCGCAGGCGGTACCGTTGACCTCGATGTCGCAAAGCTGACTTACGCAGAGTGGGAGCAGCTTGCACAGGGTGAGTCCAAGTTCGAGCCACACTGGGTTAAGAATGCGACTGGCTGGTGGTATGCGACTAGTCCAAGTGCTTACTATTACAGCCAGTGGGCGTTTATCAACGGCTCTTGGTACTACTTTGATGCACGAGGATATGCAGTCACAGGTTGGTACTTTGATGGCTCTGACTGGTTCTACCTCTGCCCAGATGAAGGTCCGCAAGAGTGCACCATGCTGACAGGTATGCAGCATATTGGAAGTTGCGACTACTACTTTGCTCATGACGGTCGCATGGCAACAGGTATCTTCGATGCTGAAGGCAAGAAGTATCTTGCTTCTGAGAATGGCAACCTGCTTCCTGCAGGCGTTCACGTTCACAATGATCACGCCTACGCAGTCAACGCTGATGGCTCTGTCCAGGCAGACAGCACGGTGCAGGTTGATACGGATGAAGTCGGTCGATTGACTTCACTGCACTAACACACAACCCCTCTCACTTCGGTGGGAGGGGTATTTTTTATGGATAAATACTCCACTATGCAATTTGCGTGCCTTAAAACGCCTTAGAATAAGCCGTTTAACTGGTAAAACGTAGCCACAAACTAGCTAATATAGAGCGTAGAACAGACTTGGTATTTTGTGTCCTTAGCGTGTCCTAAATCTTAGAAACACACCAATTTAGCGAACTAGCGTTTTACATAATCGCAGGTAAAATATAGTATGAAACACACAAACATTACTAGACAACAATATACCTTTATCATTCAAAGGTTGATTTACGTCACTCTTGGGTAGAATGCCAAAGATATGTTTTT